ACTAGCTCATAATACACTTCTGAGGTGTTTTTATTAATTACTGTAAACAACGCAGGGTTTTCGGTTAGCTCCATATATGTCTGATACAATGCCAACTGAGTTGCGTATGTTTTGTTCGCCTTTTCTACACCGTGACGCACAAATCCTTTGAACTTGCTGTCGTTTGCTGACTTGCATTCCCACAGTGCGGGATAACCCATATCTACATCACCACCACAGATCACGCCATCTATGTGACCGCGTATCTCACCATCTGCGATTGAGAACCCGAACTGGCCTCCGTCCTTGTCTTCTGTTCTAAGATCGAAATTAGCGTCTCTCAGCCACTTTGCGGCGTAATCCTCAATCTCATGCCCAAACTGAAAGATGCGCAGTGTCTTGGCGCTAAACGCTTTGTCAGGGTCTATTGGGTAGTTGAGGTATCTGTATTGTATTTTGCGTGAGCATTCATCGCCAATACTGGATGCACCGATATATTTTCTGCGCTCCCTCTTTGTTTCGTTAGAAACGATAGCCTTGTCCACGGCCTCTTTAATGCTTTCCGCTACATGATCCACCCTAGAACGGGATTGAAGTAGAGGGCCAAGTGCCTGTTGACTTAAAGTAGGTGTCTTCGAGGGTTCCAATTTCAATCTCCGCTGCTAGTTTTTGTGATTCTTGTATTCCAAATATCAATGTCTGGACTTGTTCTTCGGTGAGGTCACAAAACCTTTTATCCCACCCGAACTTACCGAGTATGTGGGCCAACTCCTTCATGGGCTTTGGCGCTGTTGTTACGTCATTCAATGTATTGTCTCCTCTTCTTCTGTTGAAAATAAATCTATAACTTTATTTATCTGCTCTGGGTCAAGCTCATTATTTCTGAAGCCCAAATTGAGAACTTCTTCGCCGTGAACCATAATGCTTGCGCTTCCGAACATGACCGTATTGTCGGCCTCTTCGATCCTGTCGTTGATGATCTCATTAGCCACAGACTGAACTTCGTGCATGTCGTTGCTGTTTTTTACCCAACACACGACCTCAGATTCAGAGCTTTCCACTTTGCCCTGATCAGTCTCGACCATAAAAAGATACATCTCAAATCTTGGCATTAACTTCCCTTATTAGACAATTCGTTGCCACACGCCAAGTAACCACATCCATCAATCCAATTGTCATGATTTTTAGGGTTAGACTTTATGCGAGCGATTTTAAGCATAGCCATCATAGCCCCTACGTCATGCGGCTTGATTAGCGTGTCCAAATAAATTGACCAAAGATTTGCTATAGTTGTCAAGTTTGACTCCATGTCACCATGCGTTGCGGCGCGGTCTTTGGTAACGTATTCTTTTGCCGTATCTAATGTTTCAGACCTTTCCATAGTCTTCTCCCGTTATCTTTTTCCAATTATCTGCGATCAGTCTATCAATTTGTGTACGATTAAAATAGTACCCTAAACAACAAGCTGCTTTGTACTTAGTCCACGAGAAGTCCATCTCGCTTACTTGCACACCATTGTTGCGCAAAAGCTGTTTTTGTTTTGGTGTTGCCGCTTGGTTTAGCCACCGCTTTGATTTGTTTGCGGCAGTGCTATCTTCGATCTCTCTGAGGAAGTCATCTGCCGCTGACATGGCTTGCACTTTCTCACCGATAGAAACGATCCTAGCACGCCCATTCTGCGCCTTTACGATAGCAACCCAGTAACTTCCGACCTTGCCTACCATAGAAAAGCCATTGAAGCCTGTAGCCATCATCACAGTGCCAGTGCCATACGGGTCAATCCACATGAACGGCGACAGTTGCATGAGGTCATACTCTGTCATTACGAAGTCGATTAGCTCGCTCTTCTCGCGTAACTCGAACACATGTTCGCATATCGGACAGATTCTCGTGTTGGATGCGACTTCGCTTTCGCATTCTGGACACACTTTTGTTGGTGCATCACCGCCTGCGTTTTTCTCTGAGCCGTCTAGGTTTGCTGTTTCGTCCAGTGCGCCATGCGTAATGATGGACGTACCGAAATCCATAACGATGCAATTTGTTTTGATTGTGTCTGGGTAAATCTCAGGATCAACGATGCGCAGTCCACGACCAATCATCTGAACCATTGTACCCTTTTGCGAGCATGGGCGTGTAAGAACCACACATGACACAGGTGGAGCGTCGAAACCTTCCGTTAGAACCATGACGTTTACCACAACTTGCAGATCACCGAACTCCAGATCATGAAGCATTTCGGCGCGATCTTCTTTTGGAGTTTCGCCTGTCACAAAGTCAGCGCGGATACCAGCGCGTAAGAATGCTTCGCAAACATGTTCGGCATGTAGGACAGTTGAACAAAACACAACAGTCTTTCTGTCGCCTGCCTTGTCCTTCCATTCGTCCACAATGCGTTCGTTGATCACACTGCGATCCATAATCGCGGCGACCTCTTCCATGTCATATTCTTTGCCGCGCTTTGTGACCCTATCAAGTTGATCACCCACGCCCAAATCAATCACATAGCTTTTAGGACGAACAAGAAAGCCCTCGCGGATCAGAGTTGCTAACTCGATTTGATGTGCGCAATTGTTAAATACTCCGCGCAATCCTTTGCCGTCACCGCGATTTGGTGTAGCTGTAAAGCCCACAATCTCTGCGTTTTCGTTGTCTTTGAGAACTGCATCAATAACCTTGGTGTATGTTGGAGCCGCGGCATGGTGGCCTTCGTCAATCACAACCATATCGAATAAGGGTCTGTCTCTAAGGTTACGATCACGAGACATCGTTTGAACCATAGAAAATACTGCATCACCTTCCCAGTGCTTGACTGTGCCATTGACGATGCTTGTGGAGATCAAAGGGTTTACGCGCTCGAACTTCTCTTTGTTCTGGGAAACCAATTCGTCTCTGTGCTGTAAAACAAGAACGCGCTTGCCCTTTTTGTGTCTCTTGCCAACTAGCGCGGATAACATGATTGTTTTCCCTGCGCCTGTCGGTGCTACGACTAATGTGTTGTTGTGCTTGTCCAACGCTTTGCAAGCGTCAGATACAGCAACTTCTTGATAAGGTCTAAGTAACATAGCTCAATCCAAATACTTAAAATCAGATAAAGGAATATGGACAACAGGTTCTACATCCTGCCAATCTCCACGATCAGTGCGACCACCAACAAGTACAGGCCAACCATAATTGAACGATGTATAACCTGTTCGGTCTGTCCACTTTACAACAAGAACACTAGATAATCCGCAAGCGTCCTGTAAGTTTTTAGCCGCTGATACTTTCGCTAAAGAAAGAATATATGTCCTGTATTTATCATGAGTATTTTTTCGAATTTTTACTTCGCAAAATCCTGTGACTGCTTCACCAACCATTAGGCAGTAATCAAGGTGATATTGTTTAGGCATTTTTTCAAAACGTAACGGCGACCAGTAATTACAAAAACTTGAAATTACACTTTGCTCATTAATCAAATCTTGACTTGTCTCATACGTTGGACGCATGTGATTTCTCCTATTTGCTAGAATAGTAAGTTGGGGGGTTCGCGGCCCACGGCCCCCCTATCCGTGGTCTAGCAGGCGCGGAATGGCCCTGCCGCTAGATTATTTCTGCGCCCAAGAAGGAACTGCACCGCTTGATTGTGCAGTAGCTTGTGGTGCGGCAACATTAGACGCAACGGATGTTTGTTGCATTGGGATGCTACCTTGAGGCAGAAAATCATTACTGTTCGGCGTGATTGCGGCTAACAACTGGTTGCTATCTTTGTAGCCGTTCGTGCCTTTCTTGATGCCTACTTTGGCACAAATCTCCATTCCACTCAAGTCCATCATACCGCTGATGTTACGGTTCTGCTGTGCTTGTGGCGTCATGTCGGCAGGATCAATCCCGCGTGCGCTTTCTACAATCGACTTGAGCGTGCGTAGCCCAATTTCTTTTGCAAGAGGCATACCGCTTTGACCTAGCTTGTCACCATCGACAAATACGCTGTGCCAGAACTTGCGGCGATCATACTCGCCACCGATGATTGTGAATTCAAGGTTCATCCACTTAGCCGATGTGCTTTGTGATTTCTTGAACCATGCGCCCTGACCGAACTCAGGGATTTCAATGTCACCCATTTGAACAAGGATCACGGCACGAACGACTGTTCCGTTCGGGATCAGTGTGAACTCTTGGTTCTGTGGGTTTTCATCTACGGGTACATTATTAAAATTTAACATTATGCTTCTCCTTCGCTAGAAGTCTGAGTTGATGGATCGACAAACGTAAGATCGTTGTCGGTTAATGGTGAGCCACTATTCATCTTTTCAATCAATTTTCCAAGATGCGGCTCTTCAAGAGTGTCTAGTCTTCCAGAACGGTCTTTGGCTGGATAGCCCCATTCATTAAGAGGTTGACACACAAACGCCCTGTATTGCCCATGATCACCTGACAGAATAGCCATAGTGATAACTTCATCAACAATTCCGGGCAATTCCCTGCCTGTTTTTGCGCCTTCGATTTGAAGGTTGTATTGCTTGCGACCATAATCGTCTGTCACTTCGTCCAAGATACCAACGAAGATCACGTTCTTTGATCGGATGTGTTGGATGTGAGTGAGCCACGACATCATTTCGCGCCCGTGCATTCCATAGACTGCGCGAGTATCGACCTTGCCAGACCGCTCAGAACGCGCTTCTGGTTGCTGTAAGCACCACTGGAAGCACAAACGCCCTGCCACGGTGATAGAGTCCACAAACAACGTATCGTACTTCTGCCACACCTCTGAAGTGTCGCCATACATCTGAGCCACATAATCGTAATGCGACTGGCTATATGGTTGATCGTCAGAGAGTGATGGGTTTGCACCACCTAAGAAACACGCAAGGTCACGGCACTCCATCCATGTTCGAGGACGAACAACGTCGATAGGATGCCCTTCGATAGCAGTATCGCCTGCCTCCAAGTCCATAAACAACGTAGTTGATGGATTGAGGGTTCGAGCAAGTGTGGTTTTACCCACACCGCTCTGACCACAGACCACGATCTTGTGACCTTTTTTCTCAGCCATACGCTGATCTGCTGTAATGATTTGCAGAGTCATTCTTCTAACTCCTCTACTTTGACCGTTCCCACTTGAACAGTCCGACACTCTTC